CATCTGGTGACGGTGCGTTCTTGTTTAGTGCCTCTCATGGTACTGTGGCAGGTGGTAACAACAGAAATCAGCCATCAACAGCGGCTGACCTCAACGAAACATCTCTAGAGCAAGCTGTTATTGACATCGCTGCTTTTGTAGATGAAAGAGGACTGTTAATTGCAGCCAGACCAAGAAAGCTAATCGTTCCTCCTGCATTGATGTTTACAGCAACTAGATTGTTGCAAACAGATTTCAGAACAGGAACTGCTGACAATGATATTAACGCTATCAAGTCTAATGGTTCTATACCAGAAGGCTTTAGAGTTAATCATTATCTAACTGATACTGATGCTTTCTTCATTATCACAGATGTTCCAAACGGAATGAAGCATTTCGTTAGAACTCCTATGGCAACTGGTATGGACGGAGATTTCAATACTGGAAACGTAAGATACAAAGCGAGAGAAAGATATTCTTTCGGTGTGTCTGATCCACTTGGAATTTACGGTTCAACAGGAGCCGCTTAAAGCTAGTAAACTTGGGGGGGCGAATAATCGCCCTCCTTTAACTTTCACCTTGACAGCGTAAGCTGACAATAGCCAAGACAAGGAGAATTAAATGGCTAATACAACTTTTTCAGGTGCAGTCCGTTCTAAGAACGGTCTTAAAACCGTTTCTCAAAACGCAACAACTGGAGCTATTACAGAACAGATTGTTGCATCAAGTGGTGGTGTTCTAGAAGTACAAAAAGTAGCAACTTCAGGTAGAGACAACATCGTAGCCGCAGGTACATCAACAGGCTCTAATAATGCAAGTTTAGGTACAGCTGCTACAATATTTAACATAACCCCAAATGCTCACGGCTCTGGTATTACCGATGCCGCTATTAACACATTTGTAAACAAGATTGGTGGTGACATTGTTACAACTATTCTAGTTGACTTACATGGTGGTCTAGCGTCAGGTGGTGCAGCAAACGACATTATTGGTACAGATGGTGGGGCGGCTAATGCCTATATTGCTGAGTTAACATCAGCCGTAAATGGTATTCCTTACAAGTTAGAGTTTATTTGTTTGGAAGTGCCTACAGGTGGTGATCCAGACATTAACTTAGTGTGTTCTGCTACAGCAACAGATGCTGAAAATGCGGCTGTAACAAGTGGTACAGTGCTATTTAATAATGGTGACTTAACTCTAGGTCTTCATAATGAAATGGATGCAGGTTCTACTTTAGCGGCTCTTAGCAAGAAGTATCTATATTTAACCACTGGAGATGCCACTGAAGCGGCATATACAGCAGGTAAGATAGTTATTAAAATTCACGGAGCAGCTTTCGACTACGCTAACGGTTAATTAATGGGGGTAATCTTATGTCAGTCATTTCAGACGTAAATGTTATTACGATAAGTGATGAAAATGCTGCAGATGCTGATCGTTTAGTAACTGCGGCTAGACCTGATACTTCAGCGACTATGGCTAATACTACTCATGCAGGTGGAGCTGCTCGGAATGTGACTGTAACAACAACTGGAACAAGCGACAACGGAAAGACTTGTACTATAACAGGTACGGATGTTTTCGGTGATGCTATGACGGAAGTTATTACATCAACTAGTTCAGCAGAAACTGTAGCAGGAACTAAACTGTTTTTAACAGTTAGTGCCGTAGAGTGTTCGGCTCAATATGCCGCTAACATTACAGTTGGTTCAGGTTCTTTGTGCGCTCAAGCTGTATTTGGAGGAAGAACAAGACTAAAAGGTTTTTCAATAACTTCAGGTGGTACAGCAGGTACAATATCGTTTATTAATGGAACGCCAGAAAGTGGTTCAACATTGATGAAGTCGAGAACGGTAGGTACAGCAAATGAAACAGTGGACAGAACTATTCCTCAAAATGGAGTAGTATTTGCTAGTGGGTTGAGTGTTAGCTATACGGTAGACAATGCAGACATGATGACGGTCTTTTACGCTTAAAGACTAAAAATGTTTGATCCTGTTAGTATTTCCGTAGCTGTTAGCACGGCTTCTACAGCCTTTGCAGGAATAAAAAGAGCGTTTCAGGCAGGGCGTGATTTGGAGTCCATGTCACAGGACTTATCCAGATGGATGGGTGCTGTAAGTGATGTGGACGCTGCCCACAAGTCTGCAAAGAACCCTACAATGGTTAGAAAGTTATTTGGTGGTGGTAGCATTGAGCAAGAAGCTATTGAAGCGTTTACAGCAAAAAAGAAACTAGAAGAACAGAGATACGAGTTAAAACAGTTTCTAATGTTTACGCATGGGAGCAAAGCCTGGGACGAGCTACTTCAAATGGAAGGTCAAATCCGTAAAAGAAGGCAAAAAGAAATTTATGACAGAAAAATATTTAGAGAAAAAATTATTGGGTGGGTTGCTCTTGTTATTACCTTGGCTGTTGGAATTGCTGTTCTCGGTTTATTTGTTTACTCCCTCATGGGCTTCGACAGAGGTTGGTGGTAAGTGTGTTTGCAAAAATGTTGGTGGATATCAAACAAGAGATAAATGCATCCGTAAACAAGGTGGGAAAGAAACTTTTGAATGGCTGTGTGTTGATGGACAAATTATATATTTAGCAAAATCAGACAATATAAAACAATGTTTTACCTGTTTTTTAAAAAAGTTTAGTGACTGGACATGGGAACAGGAAATTAGAAAAGGAATAAGAGAAGACCCAAAGTATGTAACGTGTAGACGATATAAAAGAAAACAAGCAAAGAATGGACAGCAAGTGTGTTTATATCAGGGAGCAAACAATACTTATACCTTAGTTGTAGAAGGTCAGTGTCCTGTTGAGTTTAGATGTAAGTATGATCCAAACGGCAAAGAGCCTAACATAGACAGCGTAGTGGATTCTCTTAACGATAGTTTTAAATGAAGACGTTGATATTTGTATTGGTAATTTTAGAAGGAACACAGATTTACGATGAATCTTTACAATATGGAAGCATTGATAAGTGCAGTTGGTACGCTAATAAGATAAACTTTTATAATCAAAGACAAACAAGAAATACCTACTCAGCCTACTGCAAACCATTAGTGATTGAAAAAAATGAAGAATAATATTATAACTAAAAAAGATTGGAGGATTAAATGGCAGTTGTAACACCAGACCTACCAGACATATTTGAAGAGGCTTTTGAAAGAGCAGGTCTAGAAATGCGTTCTGGTTATGACTTAAAAACAGCTAGAAGAAGCCTTAATATACTAACACTAGAGTGGCAAAACAGAGGCATAAATCTTTTTACAATAGATTCAGGCACTCTGTCTTTATCGGCAGGTACAGCAACTTACACTATGCCAACAGATACAATAGACATTATAGAGCATACGATTAGAACAGGATCAGGTACATCACAGCTTGATACAAATCTTTCTAGAATAAGTGTGTCTACATATGCTCAAAAATCCAATAAAAACACACAGGCAAAGCCTACACAGATATTTGTTCAAAGACTATCAGGATCAACAACAGTAACATTGCACCCTGTACCAGATACAACGTATACTTTGGCGTATTTTAGATTAAAAGGTATAGACAGCATATCTTCTGGTATAGCAGGAACAACAACAAGCTACGTTCCACCAAGATTTGTTCCTTGCCTAGCTTCTGGTTTAGCCTACTACATCGCCATGAAAAGACCAGAGGTTGCAAGTAGAGTTCAGGCATTAAAGCAAGAATATGAGTTTCAATTTGAATTAGCCGCAGGTGAAGATACGGAGACAGCTTCTATTAAATTTGTTCCGTATAACACATTCTTTACGAGTACATAATGACGTATGCAAAGGGAAAATATGCTTTTGGAGTATGTGATAGAACAGGATTTAGGTATCCTATAGCAGAGCTTGTTTATGAATTTACCAATGGCAAAAAGAATGGTTTGAGGGTTGGAAGGGATGTAGCAGATCAAGATCATCCACAAAACTTTATTGGTCAAATTAAAAGTGATGATCCTCAGTCCATAATTGATGCAAGACCAGATCAAGTAGAGCCTCTAGAGATTTCTGTTGGTGTTGCTCAGTTTGATAACTTCGATTTAAAGATACAGCCTATTTTCGGAAAGGTTGGTATTGTCACGGTAACTACAAGTTAAGGAGAAATTAATATGCCGATGAAGAGAAATAAAAAAGGTTACGCTATGGGTGGTGCTATGAAGAAGAAGGGCTACGCTATGGGTGGTGCTATGAAGAAAAAAGGTATGGCTGCAGGTGGCAGAACCACTATGGGTAAGCAAATGATGGCAAATGGTGGTGCTACAATGAGCCTCGCTAAGATAAAAGCTGCAGCTAAAGCCAAGGGATATAAACTTATAAAAGAATAAATATGCCTTATCTTCAAAGCAACATTCCACATTTTAAATGTTGGGTGAGAAGAGAGTATACCCATAATCACCAGAAGTATCATGGTGAGTTTATTCATGCTATGGCTATTGCCGTGACAACGATGCCAAATAGATGTCTTAGTTTTCAAATGCTATTTACAGGCTACGAGTCTGATTACACAGATGAGCCTAATGTACATGGTGGAGCAATGTGGGCAAGAATGCCAATTACAGCTTTAGTAGCAGACACTCCAGTGGAAGAGTGGGCAAAACCCATGCCTGTTCACTATGCACAGCCTTGGGATTGCCCCTCCCCTACCCATGCTGTGTATGTTTTGGACAGGGCTACACCATGTCCTTGGTTAGCTAAAATAGGAGGTAATTTTTATCCTGCTAAGTATTACTTTACAGTTGATTACACAGACAGTGAGATAGCCGATGATCCTGCTCAACATAAGCAAAGCCATGTTTTAGAATTGTTGGATGCAGGTAAGTGGACAGGAAATATAGTTGCGTTACCAAATAATAGAGTTAGAGTAACACATCCTGCGTGGTTTGAGACAGGTGAGGGTGCGCCTGATTTCTTGCCATCACAGAACATACACTATTCTAAGTCTGATTTAGATTATGTCTTGGATGTTAACCAGATTTTTGATAATCTATACGCACCGAGCAAGGATAAAAAATGAACTACACAGAGTTAACAGCGTCTATAAAGGAATATACCGATAATACAGAAACAACATTTGTTAGTAATATTCCTAATTTTGTTAAACAAACAGAAGAAAGAATATATAGATCAATACTTATACCAGAACTCAGAAAGAACGTAACAACATCTTTAACTACAAGTAACAGGTTCTTAGCAAAGCCTACCGATCATCTAGCTACTTTTTCTATTGCTGTTATTGATGGCAGTGACAACTATGCTTTTCTTTTGCCAAAAGATGTTAATTTTATTAGAGAGGCTTATCCTGCTACAGGTACAACAGGTCAGCCTGTATATTACGCTCAGTTTGATAGCGACAATTTTATAGTAGCTCCTACGCCAAATTCTGGTTACACAGTTCAACTTCATTATTACTATGATCCTGCATCTATAGTTACTGCGTCTACATCTTGGTTAGGTGATAATGCAGAGTCTGTATTGCTTTATGGATCATTGGTAGAGGCATATACGTTTATGAAAGGCGAAGCTGACATAATAACATTTTATAAAACACGTTATGATGAGGCTATGGTAGGATTGCAGGAACTAGCTGATGGAAGAAATAAAAGAGACAGTTATAGAAACGGTGAACCAAGGATAATGTAATGTTAATGGAATTACCAAAAACTCC